GGGCACCTCTCCCCTAAGGGGGAGGGATTCCCAACGCACCCGTGCTTAAGTGCAACACCCTCGGTAAAACCGAGCCGAAGTGGCTGCTAACCACTATCGGAGTCCCTTTTCCAAGGGACACCGAGAGTAGGAAACAACCTGCTCCGGTCACTCTCAACCGTAAGGCAAGAGATATGTCAGGGATCGAAACTAAGAAAACGCGTAGCACGGATGTCCTGCTGCGTGGGACGAACTATTCTCTTTATCTGAATGGTTCGCTCATACAGCCGGGTACTCCGGTCTTGCGTCGACTTAGTGGATCCGAAAGTATCTGGTCTACCGGTCATCCATGGCCCCCAAAGGGTCATAGTAACGGTATCTCCAATATTGGAGGGTCGTTTACTCTCATTAGAAGAGAGTATGACGTTCAACCAGGACATGTTGTTTTCGGTTCAAAATTTATCAAGAACGATGTAAGTCTTTACTTCGATTCTGATGTTTGGCCCGATTACAACACTGCCTTTCTATACGTACTGCCCGTACCCTTCCTTAACTCTGTTATGGTAGGGAAAGGGACAGTCGGATGGAATAGGCTTAAGCCTACCGCGAAGCATGGCCAATTAGGTCAAGCTTTAGGTGAGCTTAAAGACTTTCCCAAACTTCCAGTAATCATGTCTCTTAAGGAAGGCGCCCGTAAAGCACACTCTGAGAGTGTGTCTAAAGGCTTCTTCCGCCTCATCCGCAAAGGAGTTTCTCCTAAGCATTTGGGGTCTGAGTACTTGAACTGGGTGTTTGGCTGGCAGCCACTCCTATCTGATATTCGGGACCTTGCTCGCAATGTCCTGAAAGCAGAAAGGAATCTGAAACAGCTTCACCGTGACAACGGTAACTGGATCAGAAGAAGTGGCACTATCTCGCACGACGAGACTTCTCAGTCTAGCTCCATACCCAATCAAAATTGGTTTATGGAACCAGCTTTTCCGAGTAATCTCGTTAAACCAGGTTCAACGACTGTGCAAGACACAACCGTCTATACAGAGCGGTTCTGGTTCTCTGGTGCCTTTCGCTACTGGCTTGGTAAAGCGCCCGATGATATGTCATATCAGAAGGCAATTACTATTCCAGGTCGTGAAAAATACCAGCTCTCCAGGATTCTGTTTGGTTTAGACCCAACAGACCCGTCTCTTGCATGGGAGTTGTTTCCCTGGTCTTGGTTGTCAGACTGGGTGGTCCCAATAGGACCAATTATAGATAACTTCTATAATGACTCAGCCGATAACCTCGTGGCAGCATATGCATACTCGATGGCGCATGCTAAAACGCATTCGTCTCGAACTGTGCAATGCCAGCTTGTCGATGGGCAAGTTGTCGGTTCCTCTTGTACTGTCAAATTAGAGACAATGCAAAGAACCCCTGCCAATCCTTACGGCTTTGGCATATCCTATTCGGGCCTTAGCGCGAACAGGCTAGCCATACTCGCCGCGCTTGGGGCCACTCGTCTTCACGACTAGTGACAACCCCTCACGGCGATCCACTTTGTGTGTGTCAACTAATCAAGGAATCGTGCCATGCTGGCAGACCCTCAATCAGTCACAATCAACTCGGTAGCGAATTCGCTACCAGCAGTTGCACGTGGCGCTAACAGTTCCACCTATCAAAAGGATGATGGAACTGTGAAATTGTCCATTTCCCATCAATATGGGAAGCGGACTCGTCGGACTGCGCGCTTGGATTTCTCCAAGATCGTAGCCGATCCGCTCGTGCCGGCTCAAAACCAGAAGGTTTCAATGTCGGCATACTTGGTGATCGATCATCCCATCACTGGGCTGACGAACACCGAGGAAAAGCAAATCGTGGACGCCTTGACGGCGTACCTGACTGCTTCGACCGGTGCCAACGTGACTGCCATTCTTGGTGGCCAGTCCTAGGGAGTAAACGCCAATGGCGATTATGCCCGAGGACACCAACTCGATGGCAGTTGTGCTCGCGTCCTTCCTTGCTAACGGTGCGTTTATCGCACGGAAAGCTTGGAAGATCTTCCGTGCTTATCAAGCACGGAAACGCGATTCCACAAAGTAGGGTCACACATGGCTATGGATCTTTAACCAAATCTCTATTAGGAGTTTGGAAAGATGAAAAGCCAGATGCGACTTCTTGAGTGTGTGCTTGCTGATGCGAGCACATGGTGTAGCACTAGCACCACCCGTGATTTTAACACGATCACGAGACGTGTCGAACACGAAGGGGTATCGTTTCTTACGATTACCCTTCCGACCTTTTGTCAAGACTTCGAAAGAGGTCTTGAAATTGGAAGGATTGACTCGTCTCTCTTTATGGGTTTCCATAAGAGAGGAGCTCTCCCTGTATTTTTACAAGGTTTGCTCAGTCAAGTGTTCGATGCTAGTGTGGGTACCGTACTCGAGGATGCGAGTCCTCTTGCAGTTCATGCAATCCGTCAGGTTTGCTTGATCCACAAGAAGCTTCTCCTTCCTTGTTCAACTGAACGTGAAAGGAAAGCATATGACTCGTATCTTGAGACGGACAGATCCGTGCGTGGGTTCGATCAAGGACTTAGCGCGTTCTGGACATCAAGTCCAGACTTTGCTATACCTCTTGAACCTACCCGTGTCGCCGAAGAGCTTATCGATACCTCGCTTGCGCGGGTTCGATCGGCTTTCGGATTTCGTGACGATCCAGGTAGCAATCCTGGACGGCGAAATCGAGGGGCTTCTGCCCCTCTGGAGCTTGTACACTTTAGAAGTGTTGCAAGACTCTTATGGGGACAGCTCTTTACATCCGAGTCTTTTAGACTCGATGCTAACAGAGTTGTCCCACGACACGGTCCGGGGGCCACTGCTGAGAGACTTTCTGCTAATAGAAAGTTCGCTCAACAAAAGTGGCACTCTCGGCTGGATCACTGGTTCCCGGCTGATGCCTTTCTTGTACCGAATTCCGGTTACATAGAAGAGCTCAACGAGATCCAGTTTGTCCCCCCGGAACAAGAGATGCCCGTTAGGGTTATCACTGTTCCTAAAACGCTGAAAAGCCCCAGGATTATTGCCATAGAACCTGCATGCATGCAATACACGCAGCAGGCTATAATGGAAATCCTGGTAGATAGATTGGAGTGTTATAGCCTAACGAAAGGAAGGCTTAACTTTACGGATCAAACCGTAAACCAATCTATGGCACTGAAGTCCTCGAGGGATGGCGCACATGCGACCATTGACCTTAAGGATGCTTCAGACCGCGTTTCAGCTCAACTCGTATGGGAGATGCTTGAGAATCAAAAGGACTTCCGTTCTTTTGTTTTCTCTTGTAGATCCCTAAGAGCTGAGGTACCTGGGCATGGAATAATTCCGTTGCACAGGTTCGCGTCTATGGGGTCAGCTTTGTGTTTCCCAATTGAAGCGATGGTGTTTTATACCATCGTCGCTTCGGCAATCCACAGAGCTGAACGGTTCCCACTAACCCTCAAAGGCCTTTTAAGAGCGCTAGAGGGTGTGCGTGTCTACGGTGACGATATCATCGTCCCTGTAGAATATGTGCCAATCGTGAAGAGTGAACTTGAATGGTTCAACCTTCGAGTAAACACCCAAAAGACTTTCCAAACTGGGAAGTTTAGAGAGTCTTGCGGGTTGGACGCGTTCAACGGAGTGCCGGTAACACCGGTTTACTGTCGTCGAATGCTTCCTACTTCACGACATGACGCTGAAGAGCTCATAAGTGCAGTGTCGCTAGCTAACCAGCTCTACTTTGCTGGCTACTGGCATGCTGCGACTTATGTGCGTAGCGTAGTCGAACGATTAGCAACCGTTCCCTACGTTTCGAAAAACTCTTCCGTCTTAGGTTGGAACTCATATCTTTACGACTATGAGATCCACTCTTGGGACAAACATCTACATCGTTGGCTCGTAAGAGCCCGCGTTGTAGAAACCAAGAAGAGGAGAGACCCATTAGATGGTCCTCCTGCCTTGATGAAGTTCTTCTTAAAACGAGGGAGAGATCCTTATCGTGATGAGAAGCACTTAGAGCGTTATGGACGCCCCTTGTCCGTCTACACCAAGATGAGGTGGGCGCAGCCCTACTAACAAAGTTGGAGCTGCGAGGTTTCACCGAACCGACCCTCCCCCCGAAAGGGGTGGATTCGGAGACGTGAATTAGGAG